GCCCGAGATAGCCGAACAGCAATCCACCCTTGTCGACCTCACCAACCACCCCGACCTGGTTGCCGTCCCGCGAGTCAAGTTCAAGCTATCGGCGGGCGTCAGCGGCTTCGCGGTCGAGCCCGAGAATGGCAACGGCAAGCCGGTGTTCTTCCGAAAGGACTGGTTCAAGTCGAAGGGATACAAGCCGGCGAAGCTCTTCAGCGTGCGCGTCAGCGGCGCGAGCATGGAGCCCGCGTTGTGGGACGGCGACCTGGTGGTGATCAACACGGACGACACCGCGCCGACGGACGGCGAAGCGTTTGCGATGAACTATGAGGGCGAGCTGGTGATCAAGCGACTGCGCCGGGATGCAGGGGAATGGTGGGCAGCCAGCGACAACGCCGACCAGCGGCGCTTCGCGCCAAAGCGCTGCACGGAGGACGTCAAGGTGATCGGGCGCGTGGTTTACAAGCAGAGCGAGAGGGTATGAGCACGGGCCGCGCGGTAATTGCGGTCACCAAGCAGCAATCAAAGCGAACGGATAGGCGAGGCAGGTCCTGTTGCTCGATCCATTTACACCACAAGGAGTAGTGCCATGGCAAAGAACGAAAAGACCAGCCCCGCCGTTGCATCCAAGGCGAGCAAAATCCTTTCCAACCCGAAGACGCCGCCAGCACAGAAAAGCGTCGCCGGGTCTGCGCTGACGCAAGCGCCGAACAGGCCGAAGCCGAAGAAGTAGCTTAGCTACTTCAGCGCACGCACGCGCACCACGGCGCAGCAGGGAATCGTCATCTGCCCTGCGCGCTGCGGTGCGGTTTCGTGCGTCACATGCGCTGAAATCGTCTTCGCCTTCTTCCCGTCGTGCGTCAGCCATCCGACAGATCGGCAGAGCAGCCCGGTCTTCGGAGGCGCTTCAGACGACCACCCTGGCGCGTAGTGAGAATCCAGCCATTCGACCATCACCAGTCGTGGCAATTGTTTGTCCCGCTTCGACATCCTGGTTCCTTGGCTTGGCCCTGAAATATTGCTCACACCTATCAACATAGACCGCATGATAGCGCAGAGCGATCATGGACAAACCGACCTGTGCAGGCCAAACGAAGCGGATATACTGCGGTCAAAGAGAAGCCGCCGATTGGGCGGCTTGCAGGAGGAACTGATGCGATTACGAGAACTGATGGTGCATTGCATGGCCTGGCGTGAAGGAGATCAGTGGATCGCGGTTTGCCTGGAATTCAACCTCGCAGCGCAGGACGACTCGTTTGACGAAGTGAAGGCCCGGCTGAACTCCCAGATTCGCAGCTACCTGCTGGAAGCGCTGGTCGGCGAGGACAGCGAGCATGCGGGCTACCTGATCCATCGTCGCGCGCCGCTGCACTACTGGCTGACGTATTACCTGATCGCCCTGCAGAAACTGTTGCGCCTGCACATCCGCGGCGCCCGCGAGTACAGCAACCCGGTGCCGATGGCCCCTGCATGAGCCGATGGAAGCGCCCGCTTGACGCACGCGAAGTTCGCACCATTCTGAAGAACCTTGGCTTCGCGCACCGCAACACATCAGGATCGCATGAGCAGTGGGTCAAAACGTCGCCGGAATTTCGCAAGGTGACGCTTGACCCACCCAAGCAGCCGTTCAGCCACATCCTGATCAAGTTCATGGCCGATCAGGCCGGCGTCAGCGTCAAGGACTTCTACGACGCGCTAAACCTCTAGACATACCGCCGAAAATGAGCCCGCCACGCGCGGGCTTTTTTTCGCCCAAATATTTAGCGCTACGCTATTGACAGCGCTTTTAGCGGCGCGCTAATATGCCTCATCGGCTCCCCAGCGCATCCCCCTGACCCTCAGCCCCGGCGGCTCCCAAGATTTCCTCCCCGACCGGACACAAGGCCCGCGAGACATGACGCGGGCCTGCTGGGCGATCCGATACCACCACCACGAAGGAGGGCAACAGATGGGACACATCCAGTACCTGGCGCGCAAGCGCCCAACCGTTCGGTTCTTCGGAACCGAATGCCAGATCGCCGACATGGCGCACGAGTCCATCGAGCGCCAGCGCATCGACGCCGAAAACGCGCTTCTCCGCGCCGAGAACGCCGACCTTCGGCGCCTCCTGGCCGAGAGCATTCAGTGTCTGCACGCGGCGGCGGCCAAGCTTTCCGAGCATGACCGCTCGCATGGCGCCCGCACAATCCAGGCACTCACGGAGATCGACTCAGAATGAACCACGCCGCCGAAATCGACACGATGAGCGCCAGACGCGCCCTCATGTGCGCCCTTGCATCGCTCGACAAAGGCCACCCGACAGCCGCCGAGGCATGGGCCGAGACGGCCGCAGACATCATCAGCGAACAGCAGATCACGGCCAGTCAGCAGCGCCAGCTGGTGGCGCCGAAGGATGGGCCTACCACTGGAGACCTTGCTGCCGTTGCGGTCTCGCTGCTCGTAATCGTTTGGCTTGTCTTCGACAGCCTGCGGACATTCCTTTAACACCCACTCACCGGAGCCAAGACCATGAACGCAGCACTAGCCCTCGTCACAGCGCCCGAAACCCTCGAATCACTGTGCACAGAGATCACCCGCCTGAAGCACGAAGAAGCCGCCCTGAGCGCCAAGCGCCTGAGCCTCGAAAACTCCGTGATTGCCATCGTCGGCGCCAAGGAAGAAGGCGCCAAGACCGTGACCCTGACCGATGGCCGCAAGATCACCATTACCGGCAAGCTGATCTACAGCGCAGACATCGCCCTGCTGATCTCACTCGCAACCGCCTTGCCGCCGCACCTTTCCCCGCTGAAGGTCAAAACCGAACTCGACACCACCGGCGCCAAGTGGCTGCGCGCAAACGACCCGGCCAACTGGGGGAAGATCGCCCAGGCCATCACCGTCAAACCTGCAAAGACTTCCGTGGAGGTCAGGTAGCCATGGCCTTCAATCTCGCCAGTATCCGCAAGTCGGAAGGCATCAAGGCGCCGCGCGTCTTGCTCTACGGGCCCCATGGATTGGGAAAGACGACATTCGCGGCCAGCGCCCCGGCGCCGATTTTCATCCTCACCGAAGACGGACTTGGTCAGCTTGAAGTCGATCACTTCCCGCTGTGCCAGTCGTATCAAGAGGCCGTCGACGCACTGTCGGCGCTGATCGCCGAAGAGCACGCCTTCCAGACCGTCGTTATCGATAGCCTGGATTGGCTCGATAACCTGATCTGGAAAGACGTCAACACCCGCTTCGACGCCAAGGATTTGGCTTACGGCAAAGGCGCCGTGATCGCCGCCGATTACTGGTCGCAAGTCCTCGATGGCCTCAACGTCCTGCGCAACGACAAGGGAATGTCGGTGATCCTGCTGGCCCATTGCCAGATCAAACGCTTCGACAGCCCCGAGGTCGAGCCCTACGAGCGCTACAGCCCTAAGCTGCAGGAGCGTAGCAGCGCGCTGGTCCAGGAATGGGCGGACTGCGTGTTTTTCACGAACCTGCGCACCATCGTCAAGCAAGACGACGTTGGCTTTAACAAGAGCGTCTCGCGCGGCATCACTACCGGCGAGCGCCTGATCTACACCAGCGAGCGCCCGTCTTGCCTCGCCAAGAACCGCTTTGCACTCCCCGATACCATCCCGCTGTCGTGGGATGCCTTCACGCAGCACCTCAGCAAATAACCCAGGAGCACACACATGGCAAACCTCACCGGCATCTTTGGCGCCGCTTTCGACGCCTCACAAGTCGAGCCCGCTACCGGATTCGACCCGATCCCACGTGGCCGCTATCTCGTCTGCATCGAAAAGAGCGAAATGAAGACGACCCGCGACGGCAACGGTCAGTATCTCGAACTGGCTTTCAAGGTGCTCGACGGAGAACACCATAGCCGCCAGGTCTTCGGTCGGCTGAACCTGGTCAATTCCAACCCAAAGGCCACCGAGATCGCCTACCGCGAATTTTCGGCACTGTGTCGGGCGTGTGGAGTAATGCAGGTGCAGGACAGCGCAGAATTGCACAGTCGTCCGCTGGTCATCCAGGTCGAGCTTGAGAACGGCCAGGACAAGCACGGCAACCCGCGGCAGAACAACGTGATCAAGGGCTACTACTCGACGACAGGAGGGGCACCGGCAACGGCCCCTGCAGCGCCGGCGCCAGCCGTTCAACAGAACAGGCCCGCGGCACCAGCAAGCGCGAAGGCCGCCACCGGCGCGCCGCGCTCCCCGTGGAAATCCCGGACCGCTCCGGCGACCGCCTGAAATGAGCGCGCTGATCCCGCAAAGTCAGGCCAGCACCGTGCAGGCAATCTACCGCCTGCACGAGTTGCGCGAGGCCGAAGATCCGCCGCGCGGCCACCTTGGCGCCAGCGTCATCGGACGGCCGTGCGAGCGCGCGCTGTGGTACGCCTTCCGATGGGCGACGCCTTCGACGTTCAGCGGCCGCATGCTGCGTCTGTTCGAGCGCGGCCAACTTGAAGAAGCGCGATTCGTCTCCGAGCTGCGCGGCATCGGCGCCGAGGTCTTCGAGACCGACCCGGAGACCGGCGGGCAGTTCCGCTACACCGACGTCGACGGACACTTCGGCGGCAGCATGGACGGTGCCGCGTGCGGCATCCCGGAGGCGCCAAAGACCTGGCACGTGCTCGAATTCAAGACGCACAACCTGCGCAGCTTCGGCGAACTGAAAAACAAGGGCGTGCACGAGTCGAAGCCTGAGCACTGGTCGCAGATGCAGTGCTACATGGGATGGAGCGGAATGGATCGCGCGCTCTACCTAGCCGTCTGCAAGGACAACGACGAGCTTTACGCCGAGCGCATCGAGGCCGATCCGCTCGCCTTCATCGAGTTGGTCGAGAAGGCTCGGCGCATCATCCATGCCGCCGAGCCGCCGCAGCGGATCAGCAACGACCCGGCCTGGTGGATATGCAAGATGTGCGACCATCGTGCCGCCTGCCACGGCGAGAGCGCGCCGGCGGCCACCTGCCGCACCTGCGCCCACTCCACGCCGATGCCTGGTGGCGAGTGGAACTGTGGGCACTGGCAAGACGCTATCCCGCTGGACGCGCAGCGCGAAGGTTGCGACGCGCACCGCTTCATTCCTTCGGTGCTGGCCTTCGCCGAGCCGATCGACGCCACGCCAGAAGGCGCCGTGATCTACGCCTGCCGCATGGACGGGCAGAAATTCGTCAATGGCGAGTCAGGAACCGAAGTCAAGGACGAAAAAGGCGGGTTTCTTCCCGTCTACCCGTCATCGGAACTCGCTGGCAAGCCGGCCGCGCTGATCGCCGATCCATTCGTTTCGGCGACGAAGAAGACGTTCAGCGCAACTATGACGGTCTCGGCATGATCAACCTACGCGATTACCAGGAAGACGCCATCGAGGCGATCTATACCTGGTTCGAGAACAAGACCGGAAACCCGCTGATCGTCATCCCGACCGGCGGCGGCAAGTCGGTCATCCAGGCGGGGTTCATCGAGCGCGCTTTCCAGGATGACCCGGCATGCCGTGTGCTGTGCGTCACCCACGTCAAAGAATTGATCGCGCAGAACTGGCAGCGCATGCGCCAGATCTGGCCATCGGCGCCGGTAGGCGTCTACTCGGCCAGCCTGAACCGGCGTGATACGCGGCAGCCGATCCTGTTCGCCGGCGTACAAAGCCTCTATAAGCTCGCCGGGCAACTCGACGCCTTTGATCTGGTTATCGTTGATGAGGCGCACCTGATACCGCACAGCGGCGAAGGCATGTATCGCCAACTGCTGTCGGCGATGAAGGAGCGCAATCCATGGCTCAAGGTCATCGGCCTTACCGCGACACCGTATCGCCTGGACGCCGGTCTGCTGGTCGATGGTGACATCTTCGACGGGGTTGCCTTCGACCTGCCGATGCAGCGGCTGATTTCCGAAGGGTCGCTGGTTGAGATCATCAGCAAGGGAAGCCTGCAGCGCGCCGATCTCGGAGGCGTGCATACCAGACAGGGCGAATTCGTCGATGCAGAAGCTGCAGAAGCGATGATGGCCATCACAGAGGCCGCCCTTGACGAAGTGTGCGACGTCGCCGCCGACCGCCGAAGCTGGCTGCTGTTCTGCGTCACCGTCAAGCACGCCCAGCAAGTCGCCGACTCGCTGGCCCGTCGCGGCATCTCTTCGGCCGTGGTCACCGGAAAGACGCCACAGGCAGAGCGCGACGCCATCATCCGCGATGTGCAGGCCGGAAAGGTACGCGCCCTCGTAAACGTCAAAGTGCTGACCACCGGGTACGACGCGCCGCGCACCGATTGCCTGGTCAGCCTGCGCCCAACCCTCTCCGCCGGTCTGTGGGTGCAGATTTGCGGTCGTGGGATGCGACCATCGCCGGGCAAGGACAACTGCCTGATGCTCGACTACGCCGGCAACATCGCGCGGCATGGCCCAATCGACAAGATCAACGGACGCAGGAAAAAAACGTCTGGGGGCGAAAGCCACGAGGCGCCCATGCGCAAATGCCCACAATGCGAAGCACGCATCCATGCCGGGCTGCGGACCTGCCCGGAGTGTGAGTTTGTCATGCCGGCGCCCGAGATCGAGATCGAACACCAAGCGAGCGATCGCGCCGTGCTCAGTTCGCAGAAGATCATCAAGGATCTGGCTATCGACGATGTCTACTATAGCCATCACATCGGTCGCAGCGGGGTGCCAACCTTGCGTGTCACCTATTGCGCTGGGGCATTCACCCGTGTGGCAGAGTACATCTGCTTCGAACACCAGGGGTACGCGCGGGCAAAAGCGGAAGTCTGGTGGACACGGCGCAGCGCCGAACCAATCCCGGCGACTGTCGGCGACGCCCTCGATACCGTCGACACGCTCGCCAAACCTGAAGCCATGCGCGTCAGCTTCGGCGGGAAGTTCCCTGAACTGATTTCGCTAGCTTTCAAAACGAGAGAAGCGGCATGACCATCAGCCTACAGAATTCTGTGGAAATAAAACGGCGTTAAACTCATGCGCCTGAGCCCCGAAACCCTCCACGCAATCACCGGGCGCAAGCAGCGCACGGCGCAGGCGCGATGGTTCCGGGAATTCATGTCCGTCGACGTGCCGTGCGATGAACGGGGGCCGATCTTGACCGAAGACGCCTACCAACAACTGCTGCTCAAGCGCCTCGGAATCCTTCCCGATCCGGGCGCCGCGGCTACCCGCCCGCGTCCGGCCGTGCGCCTGCTGACATCCGCATGAACCGCCATCGCGACAGCAGCCGCACGCTCACCGGCACCCGGATCTACATCCGCCGCGGCAAGTACCAGTACTTCTCACCCGTGCCGCTGATCGACCATAGCACCGGCAGAGCCACCAAGTGGCACATCCTCTGCCCTGTCGCAGACGGCGAGTCACGGGCCCGTCAGTGTCTCGACAAGCTGCTGGGCAAAGTCGCCATGGCTCAGGACGGCGCCGGCGACTTCGCCATCTGGTTCGGCAAGTGGAAAACGCACGTCGCACAGGAGCGCAGGGCAAAGACGCCGGACGACCCGGAAAGACGGAAGATATGGGCAGACGGCGGAAAGGCCCTGATGTCCGCCCTCGGCGTCGTCGAGTGCGCGTTTGCCGACTTCGACCTGACGCAAGTCACGCCGGTCGACGTGGCC